TAGGAACACAACATGGGCTAATCGAAGGTTCAACTGTATTCGGTTTCTTCAGAGATGGTGAAAGTAAACAAGACCCTGTTATAACTCATGTATCTGCAGGTATTCCTCAGAAAGGTTATAAAGAAACAACTAAAGATGAATTATTAAATAGAAATATTGAAAAGGGTTTTAATGACCCACGAAGATTAAAGGTTGCAGACTATAAAGATACTCCAGACGGACCTAATCCTGAACAAGCACCCAATCGTTCTCATGGTTTAACAAGTGATATAGAGAATGCACCAAAAAGTCCAAAAGAATTAAAGATTAATTACGACAATACAGGTTCTACTATCGAAGAGTTAGAGGTAACTGAAGATATGTTACCTTACTATCCATTATACACCGAAGAATCTGATTTGTCAAGTATTGCAAGAGGTGGTATTTTAGACCATGCAATCAAAGGTGTTGTGGTTGGCGGTCAGTTGATGGATATAGTTCACCCAGAAACACAAAGTATTCTAGGAGATTTTGTGGATGTCCAAGCAAAACCTGTATATCCTTACAATAAGGTTTTACAGACCGAGGCTGGCCATGTTTTAGAAATTGATGACACACCAAAATCTGAAAGACTAAATCTTCATCACAGGTCAGGAACATTCCACGAGATTCATGCAGATGGTTCAGAAGTCACAAGAATAGTAAACAATAACTATACTGCAATACTCAAAGATGACAAAGTGTATATTGCTGGTAATACAGACTTACAAGTTGGTCATGGTAATGTAAACATAACAATCAATACAGGTAATGTTGATATGAAAGTTCTGAAGGGAAATGTTTCTTCAGAGATTACTGAAGGAAATCTAAAAGCAGATATCCTCAAAGGAACAACCGATGTATTATCCGAAGGAAAGATAACAATCACAGGTAATAATACAACAGAGATTATATCAGACACTACAGTCACAGGAACACTTCATGTCACTGGTGCCCAAACAAATGATTCAACGATTCATGCTAAGGGTGATATATCAACCGATGCTGGAGATTCACCAACACTTGCAACTCACACACACGATACAACTATAACAGGTGGTTCAAGTTCAGGTAAATATACTTCAGTAAAAGGTAAATAGGGAGTATAAATAGATATATGGCAGATTTAAAATCACAAGGAAAGAATGTAGCAGCGAAGGAAGTTTATGCAGATTTAGACATAAATTTTACTGCACACCCTATAACAGGTGATTTAACAATTAAGAAAGACTCAGATGCAATCAAACAGTCTGTAAAAAATATCATAATGACTAATTATTATGAAAGGCCATTCAAACCATCACTTGGTGGAGGTTTTAGAGACTTGTTATTTGCACTTGATACTGAAAGACGAGTAAAAAGAGCACAAGTAAAAATAAGTCAAGTAATTGAGGATTTTGAACCTAGAGTCACAGCAGTTATGCCTCAATTTGTAATAAAGAGAAACAACGATTTGCATGTCATAATCAATTATACGATTAGAAATGGTATGCCGAATCAAGAAGTCAATATGACACTTAAAAGGGCAAGATAATGGCAACAAAAAGTTCACAAATAAACATTACAGAATTAGACTTTGATTCTATTTCAGATAATCTAAAAGCATATCTTAAAGGTCAAGAGAAATTAAAAGATTATAATTTTGAGGGGTCAACAATGGCGACATTGATTGACTTACTTGCGTATTCATCACATATAGGTGCAGTTAATACTAACATCGCTGCGTCAGAACTGTTTTTAGACTCAGCACAAATAAGAAAGAATGTAGTATCTCGTGCAAAAGATTTAGGATTTACACCTGCTTCAGAAAAGTGTTCATCTGCTATCATAGATATTGCATTAAATAATGTTGTAAAGGCCGATGGAACTTCCCCAACACTTTCAGAGATGACTATACCTAGAGGCCATGTTTTTCAAACAGTTTTTGATGGTGTATCATATGATTTTGTCACTACAGATACAAATAAACCAACTCAAAACAGTGCAACATTTAATTATACAGGTGTTGAGATATCACAAGGAACATATATGTCTGATTCTTTTGTCTATGATAGGCAAATTAAGAATTCAAAGTTTGTATTATCAAATGAAAGAGTTGATAGAAGTAAATTATCAATTGTAGTTAACTCAGCTGGTGTTTCTGAAACTTATGCATTGTCAACAGACATTTCAACAATCACAACAACATCTAAAGTATATTATACACAAGAGAACGAAGAAGGATATTTAGAAGTTTATTTTGGTGATGGTGTATTAGGAAATGAATTACTTGACGGTGATATTATAACTGCAACATATATTGTAGTTGATACAGACCACGCCGATGGTGCAAAAAGTTTTCAACAAATCACTTCAATAAATGGTTATTCAGATTCAGTTATAACAACGACAACCAGTTCAACAGGTGGTGCTGAGAAAGAATCAATTGAATCAATTAAGTTTAAGGCAAATAAATTCTTTACATCTCAGAACAGATTGGTAACACTAAATGACTATAAAGCAAAAGTTAGTGAGTATTATCCGAATGCTGATGCAGTTGCAGTATGGGGCGGAGAAGATAACAATCCACCACAATATGGTAAAGTGTTTCTTGCAATTAAACCTAGAAACTCAGACTATTTAACCGAAGTAGAAAAGGCTGAAGTAGTTAGAAAACTAAATTCATTGAATATGGTTACAGTCAGACCAGAGATTATCAATCCAGAAATTATTAAGATTCTTATCTCAACATGTTTCAAATACAATAACAATTTTACAACATTATCAAAAGGAGAGTTAGAACAATTGGTCAACACAACAATAAATCAATATGATTCAGACAACTTATCAAACTTTGATAGTATATTCAGACATTCAAACTTAGTAAAGAATATTGATGAAACAGATACATCAATACTTTCTAATATAACAAACATAAGATTGAAGAAAGCAACAAGTATTACTTTAAACAAAAAGATTGGTTACACAAACGAATTTGGTAATTCTTTCTATCACCCAAATGCACAATACAATAAAGCTTTAGGTGGTATATTATCTTCAACTGGATTTAAGGTTACAGGAGATTCTGTAAACACACAATATTTTGATGACGATGGAGATGGTAATCTGAGAAGATACTATCTTTCTGGTTCAGCAAGAATCTATAGTGATACGACTGCAGGAACAGTCGATTACACTACAGGTAAAATAACAATCAATGCGTTGATGTTTACCTCAACAGTAAATACCAATACAACGATTGATTTCACAATCATACCAGACAGCTACGATGTAGTTGCAACTAGAGGTTCTCTTGTAGATATCTCTTCTGCTGATGTCACGGTCAAAGGTGAAATAGACACCATCGCAAGTGGTGAGAGTAGTGCTGGGGTTGGATTTAGTTCAACATCTAGTTCTACATATTAAGGTATTCATTATGAATAAAGTGGTCGCGAGTCCCGCGAGTAGTTTCCCATTAATTTGGATTATATAAAAGGAGAAAAAAATGGCAGATAAAAAAATATCAGCACTATCACCAGTAGCAGATTCAGCAATTGGAGCTGATGACCTACTACACATTGTAGATAACCCAGGTGGAACACCTGTAAACAAGAAGATGACTATTGGTCAATTGTTTGAAAATATCCCAACTCACTTAGCAGTTGACGATATTGTCACACATACGGCAACTAGTTCAACATTACAGAATCAGTTTTGCAATATCTTCAACATGGCACAAACATCGAAAGTTGTTTATGACCTTGGAGTTGGAACACAAACTGGTCAGTTATTGGTCTTCATCATGTCAGCTATAGGTTCAGGCGGTTCAGCTGCTATAACTGTTAGTTCATGGGGTGGTTCAACAGATACTACAGAACAAATTACACTTGATGCAGTAGGCGAAGGCTGTGTATGCATGTGGAATGGTTCAAAGTGGTTTGTTGTTGCTAACAATGGTTGCACAATAACATAAGAGTAAACTAAATGTCTCACGAATCATTATCGTCAAATAAAATAACACAAAGACTGCATACAATCTTACCAGAACATGTAAGAGAAGATGCACCAGCTTTTTCGGCTTTTTTATCTGCATATTTTGAATTCTTAGAGAGAGAGGTTATAACTCTTAAATCACAAAGCGATTTAGACGGTATTGCTTTAGAAGACGGTCAAGGTTCTCTACTTGTAGAAGCTGCGACCGTCTCACCGTCTCCAGATGAAAACTCATCTAAAATCATAAACGAGTCATCACCGACAAACCCAAATGTAAGTGCAGAACCTCTTACAGTTGGAGAATATGTTTATGGACAATCAAATGGTTCTATTGCAAGAATAGATGTTATCAATGGTAACACATTATATGTTTCAACAATTCAAGGAAATGGTTTCTCATCAGGTGAAATTATTGAAGGAAGAAACAGTTTACAAACTGCAGAAGTTTTAAACTATAGAGAAAACTCTATACTTGCCAACAATCGATTATTAGACTATTCTGATATCGACCATACAACTGAAGAATTTCTACAATACTTCCAGAAAGACTTCTTACCATCGATTGATTTATCAAAACTTAAAAACAAAAGATTAACAATCAAAAACATTTCTGATTTATATCAGAGAAAAGGAAGTGAAGAGTCAATTAAATTCTTAATGAGACTCTTATATGCTCAGGATGCAGAAATTAGATATCCTGACAACGAAACAATTTATGTATCTGAATCAAATTACAATGAAGAGAGAAGATTAGTTATATTGATGCCTGATGAAAAGGTACCTGCAGAAACAGATAAACTAACTTACTTAGATTCAGATGGTGTGACTATACTTGCAGAAGCAAATATAGAAAGAATAAACACACTTGCAACCAATACTTACTCATGTAGTATATCCAGAAATCACTATGGAACTTTTGTAGAAAACACTACAGTTAATGTTTTAGATAGAGATGGTATTACAAGTTATACAGGAACAATTTTAGGTGTTAATACAGGAATTAATACAGCAGGTGGTTCATCTACTTACATACATCAATTCAATGC